CCCAACTACGAAGCTAACTCCACATAGCAAAAGACGCATAAAGAAGCAGTCTCATCCAATGGAACCCCCCTGTTACTCTCCCTAATCATATACTCCGCTGATACAGCCTTCAGCCTATCACACAACTCTCTGTAAGCTCTCTTCCTCTTTTCCTCTTCATTCTTCTCCATAATCCCCCAAACCTAAAGTATTTTTGAGCATACAAAAACTTATAGGATAAGCACAAGAATAGAAAAAGTCTTTGGTGAAATTTGGTGGAGAGGGGTGGTGGGGGTAGTACTATATATATTTATATACACACGGGGTCATCGGGGGTCGATTCTCGTCGGGGTATGTAACCTTTTCTTTACTCCCCCCTCCTTCTCAGGGAGGGAGTGCATGTGTCGCAAGTCATTAACCCTCAACTTACTCACACACGCTTTCACCTCTCTCACACACTCGCGGTGCAATGGCGGTGCAACGAAGAAAAGATTATGAGCCCTAAAGTGTATCGATAAGTCCAGCTATCCACACACTTCCCCCTTGCTCCCCTTGTGTCTACACCTTATATATAGCAAGCCGTGTGAGGCTAGGCCTCGATGTCCTCAACTTGCTCTTGCTTGCTTGACTGATCTAGTCCAGATATCTCTTGTACTAGCTGTTGCAAGTTGAGTGTGTTTACCGATACGCCCGTGTTGCTGTAGCCCCTACCCTTCCCTAGCTGCGTTAAGAGGAAGGTGGCAGCCTTTAAAGCTTCCCTCGGCGTCTTTGCGCAGCTATCCATTAGAGCGTCTATTACAGTCTCAGCCTTGTCTAGCTTCTCCTCTATCTCAGCTTCTCTGATTTTCAGTAGAGCTAGCTTAAGCTCTGAGCTTGAGTTTATGAGAGCGTAGAGCTTTCTGGTATTGACTTTGAGCAGCTTCGAAGCTCTGGACACGTTGCCGTCTGTTTTTTCGAGGGCTCTTAAGGCCTCTAGCTCGTGTACACTCACACCACCATTTCCCCCCACTTCTCTCCCCACTCTCTTTTTCAGGCCTTTGTGACAAGGGTCAAGTGCATGCGCTTTGTATCGTCGCTTCGCTTGTCGCTTGCTTCCTGATACGATCATATAGCAATTTTTTGAGTTTTTTGTCAAGGGGTTTGCAAATTTTTTTGTTAAGTTGGGGTTATAGACTTGATTTTTATTGTGTATAAGTATGTGTAGATAAACGGCTTATGAGTAAAGAAATTTATAGCAGTTGCATTAAATGATCATAGTGATATAAGATAATGCCATCTTCAAACGGAGGAGATGGAAGATGAGAACGATTGAAACCGTAGTCTACAGCTACGATGAGCTAAGCGAAGAGGCTAAGGAAAAGGCTATTGAAGCAATGAGCGATATAAACACCCATGATCGTTTGTACGAGCATGTATATGAAAAATGGATAGAAAAGCTTGAGGAAATGGGTTTTAGCAAACCAAAGATTTATTTTTCAGGCTTCTATAGCCAAGGCGATGGAGCTTCTTTTGAGTGTGAGTACGTCGACGCGCAAAAGATTTTAGGCAACAAGCCTTTTAGTGGACAAATTCAGTGCAATTTTGTTCGCGGTGTAGATAGGCCGTACTTAAACGCGACATACTCGACGTTTTGGGAAGAAAGGGATCTTTCTACAGAGCTAGACGATCTTTGCGATGAGCTTTTAGAGATATACAGAGACGTTTGCTATGAAATTTACGACTCTTTGAGAAAAGAATATGAGTATCTAATAGGACGTGAGGCGATTGAAGATACAATCAGAGCAAACAACTATGAGTTTACAATAGACGGCAAACCAGTTTAAGCCTCAAATTTCTCCTAGATTTTTCTAGGGGATTCTTGAGCTTTAAACAAAAACAAATAGGTAAGAAATGAACAAACGAGACGAAATCACAACAACCGACATTTCAGACTTTGGATCAAGAGAACGAGCAATGCTTGTTGATCTCTTGATTGCATGGGAAAAGCAAGGATTGCCCGACGATTTTTACGAAGATGAAGTTGTCCCAATGATGAACAAGAATAGTGGAAATGTGTTCCTCACAAACTCAGAATACCAAGTTGCAATGATGAACGGAGATAGGCTGGAAAGCTTTTACTCTTGTTTCAATTGTGGGCATGAAGGCTTTTCAGAGGGCTGCCAATTGAATGACGATGGATGCAATCAGTGCAATTAATAAAACAAAAACAAATAGGTGAGCAATGAAAGAAACAAAAAAAACCTACTCTCAATATTTTACAACGAAGGAAAGGCCATCGGGCGAAAAGTTCGTTTTTCTGAAAGACGAAGCGCCTGAATCACTAGAATCAATGATGATAGACATACATTTCGATTATTTTGACGGATGTCTCCTTAACGATTGGATTTACAGAGAGACTAGCTACGCTTTCGAGAGACTTGAGGAATACGAAAGCGAAAGCGACTATGAAAGAGCCGTTTGCGAAATAGAGCCGGACGTTTACACAAACGACTTGATTGAATGGCTTAAAAATCCCTATGCAACTGATTATTGCAACGAAGAGCTGCAAGAGGGTCATAAACCAGATAGCTTAGAAAATCTTATCTCTACAGCTCAAGTTAGAGCGAAAGAGCGCATTTACTATTCAGTATGGATATTTTTACAAAAACAAAGAGGCGAAAATGCTTAAAACTCTTATGGGGCTTCGCTTTCTTATGCTGTTAATGAAGATTGCAGAGGATAATAGGGTGAAAATAGAAAAGAGAGAAAAAGAAGAAAAAGAAAGGAGCAACAAGAAAGATGTTTGATTTTTTCATGAATTGGCTTGCTGCGTTTCTTGTCTTTGAGCATGATCGAAAGAGAGAGGAAAATGACAAACCAAAATCTCGTCATTAAGATTATTCACAAAAACCTTTTCGGAAAGGATTTTTACTATCCCGTTTGCGAAAAGGGAAGGATTCTTTTAAAGCTGGCTGGAGGAAAGCCAGCTTTTAATCAAAACGAAGTTAACCTCTTGCACCAAATTGGCTACGAGCTTGAAATGGCCGACCGATTCTAGACATAGAGGGTTTAAACGACACTCTCTTTTTAAACTGCCCTTTGTTCGGCTGCCGTTGAGATTTCCCTAAGCAATGCCGCGATTGGAGAAACTCGTTTATATATTCCGATGATATCTTCCACTTGTAAGTTATGCTCATTGGCCAGTTCCTTTATCACAATCGATGATGATAAAAAAATATCTTGAAAAATCTGTTTGTTCATGGTACCCACCGATTAAAGAATAGATTGCGTTAAGTATTAAGCAATTCTATCTTTTTTGAAAAGGGAAAACCATGAATATTGAAAATTTTAGACAATTAAACGTTCCGGGAAAAGTATTGGCCGTGTTTGATCTTAGGCTTAAAAACGGCATTCTTTACCGAGGGATGAAAGTGATAGAAGGAAAGGGGGGAAGCTTTGTTTCTTTTCAGTCCATCAAAGATGCCGAGGGGAAATGGGTTAGCGTCGTCGAATACCCAGCGTATAGCCACAAAGCTTTTCTGATGGAAGTCACGGAAGCTTTAAAGGCTCAGGGCAAGATTGCCGTTAAGCAACCAGATACCGACGTTGCTAAAATGGCGCAAGAGGCTTTCAACGAGTTTTAGCCAAAAACCTCTTTAAACCCACCAAATTTCGATTATCTTTCTCAAGAGCTACCTAGACTTGTCTTTTGAAAGATAATCGATTCTAGTGGTGTTTTAAGCCCATCCCTGACGATTCTGAGCTTCGCTCTCCATCCTCTTTTGATAACCTCGTTGAGTTTCGTTCTTTATCCCGTCAAACAATTCTTTAAACTTATCAGGCTTTCCGCATGTGCCCCCAGGAGGGTGAGGCCAGTACCCGCCGGTGTAGGGTTCGGGCAGCTTGTCGCCACCGGCTGTTGCGACGCAAACGAGGTAGCCTTTTCCGCCGAGGTTGTTGAAGATGTTGCAAAGCTGTTCTTTGAAGCCTAGCTGGCCATTCTCGTTTCGGCAAGACATGTGGAAAGAGAGGGGGCAAGCGAAGTTGTTTTCGTTTTGCTTCAAACTAAAAGTCACGTTTTTATACTCTTTAATTCTACGTACTTGTTCGTATTTCTCGGATTCATAATTAAAGATATTGTCCGTCACAGCATCGCTTATCTCAATCTTTAGCGAGCTTCCCTCAGGTATGCGCACTCTAGCCATCTGCCTGTTGAAAAAGTTAACGTTTATCATGCAGTCTGGATGTGGTTGAGGAGCGCCTGGCTTTTTATCCGCTCCCTCTTGATCGTACTTACTCATCTCTTTTCCTAAGTTTAAATATTCTAATCATTTCCTGTTCAAAATAAGAGGGTTCCGATGTTAACAAAACTCTTTCTCCAGTGTCAAGGCGGACTAGGTGAGTATCGCTCAGGAAAAACTCGGTGTGAAATCGATTGCCGTCGGCTCTGAAAGAATGCTTTACCTGCAAAGCTAGTTCTCGGTTCTGCTGCTTCCAGCCAGCCTCTCCCTTCTTTGGCATGGATTTAACAAGAATCTTGTCGAAATTGCGCCTGAGTCCGTCTGCCGATTGAAGCGTTTTGTGCCAAAAATCGTCTTTGAAGGCGAAGTCTATCACGCGATTGAGGTCTTCGACCGTCCTTCCGTCGAGGCGTATAGCCAGATCGATCTCCTTTGCCCATTTCCGAGGGTCGGGGGCTTTGGCCTTTGGGTTGACCTCGGAAACGTGCCTCCACAACTTAGCGGCTATGTTAAGAGCTTCCTCGGGGATAGGCTTTTCTTCTTTCTTTTGCTTTTTTGGGGTTGGTATCTCTACCGTCCCGACATCCGCATCGGATGAGGGTCGCCCCCCGTTTCGGGGCGGGGGGGGGAGACACTCCTCTGGAGTGTCGACAAGAGAGTTAAATCTGTTTAAGTATATGTTTTTAGTATCTGGTATAGGTGTGGGAGGTCTCCTTTCTCCATTTGGGAGGTCTCCTTTCTCCATTTGGGAGATCTCCCTTTCGTAAAAATTATTTGAAAATTCGTTCTCGTTTACGAAGGCGTACCAAGCTGTTCGGTCAAATGCGGACTTGTTGAAATTTCCTTTTATCAAGACTGGCTCAAAGTCTTTTCCGTCCTTTTTGCTTTTTCTTCCTCTGCCTGTGCATAGCCTTTCTAAAATAGCTCTGATTTCTTCTTTAGTTAGATATGGAAATCTGACTGCGATTTCGTCTAGCGTTTGATACGTCCACGTTCTTCCTTCGTGAAAATTTTTCCCCATACTTCTGTTAAAAGAGATCCAGTGCTGGAAGTGGTGAATGAGGACAGCCTCAAGCGCTCCGTATTTCTGCGCAAGTTCTATGTCGAAAGAATGGTGCATTGATCTCATTTTCCGCCTTCCCGTTTTTGCATTCTGGAAACGTTTTCGGATGAGGGTCGCCCCCCGTTTCGGGGCGGGGGGGGGAGACACTCCTCTGGAGTGTCGACAAGAGAGTTATTACTCTCTCTAAGTACTTTCTCTAGATATGTATTATTAATAGTGGGGGTCTGTCCAGGGACGGGGCGATCCAGGGACGGGTTTTTGCATTCTGGAAACATTTTTTGAAATTCTTCCGAAGAAGTCTTAGTTTCAAAGACATAGTATTCCCAGGCGACGATTGCCCTATGGGGGGTCAGCACTTTCACCCTGTGGACATATCCAGCCCTCAAAAGCACGTTCATTAGCCGTCGGATGGTGTCTACGCTTACCCCATACTCCTTGGCTAAGTTAGCAGTTCTTATCGTCCAACTTGCTGGCTTAGAAAGTAGCCTCGCCCAAAATCCTGCTGCTTCAAATGTTAAGTTTTGGTCGTTAAGCGATCTGTTGTTTATGATCGTGTAAGGATTATTCCTGTCGTGTACAATCCGTATGATGGATTGACTAGAATTTGTGTTTTGATTTAGCATATTACCTGCTTTGATTTAGCATGTTCATTGCTGTTGGGGGAGTTCAAGCTCCCCCTTCTTTTTGCGCCCGTGCGCCTCAAACTTTGTACCAGTCCTAGAAAATCTGCGCCACACTTTAAAGCTTGTTGTCGGAAAATCTGTGTTTGGATACAATGATGAGTGCATTTTTAGTTCTTTTTAGGGGATCAGTGCTTCTAACACTCGATCCCCACCTTTTTTTTCAGCCAGTATGACCTAATCAATAGTTAACGTCAATCGTAATCATTTTTATAGCAATTGCTGTTAGTTATTTTTTTAATCTGCTTGAAATTTATTTTTGATGGTGAGATACCCCGTTGTTAACGCCTGTCTGTCAGGCGATTAATCTTGGAGGTTTTGATGCTCGTCGTAACGATCCCGGGGATACCGATCCCTTGGAAGGGACCCGTGGTCACAAAAAGGGGCTGTTTCTCGCCTAGGTACAAAGAAATGAAGATCGTTAGGGAGATTGTTAAGGAACAGTATTCCGGCGAGGTTTGCGTTGATGCCGTTTGGTGTTCGTTCTTGTTCGTTATGCCCATTCCTTCCGGCACTTCGCAAAAGAAAAGAAAAGACATGCTTGCCGAAAGGATTCTTCCGACTAAAAGGCCGGATAGAACAAATATGGCCAAATTCTACGAGGATTGCCTTAATGGGATCGTTTATGCCGACGATTCACAGATCGTCGATGGTCCTGTATCTAAAGTCTATGGAGAGGATCCGAAAACGGTTATAGCAATAGTTAACTTGGTCAACGAAAAGTTCTTTAAACCAGAGGGCGAATTGTCTCGTGTAGTAAGGAGGCGTCTTGACTAAATTGTTCCAATCATGTCATACTACAAACCGTAACAAAAAGGAGGCTTAGATGGCCAGTAGAACGGACTTCGCTCCGGCGCTTTTGCCGACGAAGGAAGAAATGGATGTAATATTCCAGATGACAAAATCGGCTCATGAATCGAAGTATTTAGATAAGCTTGGTGGAGCTGCGGGGGTTTTCTCGATTGCTTTGTATGCAAGGGAGATGGGCATTCCGATCATGACTGCTCTTTTCGGGGGGATGCAAAATGTCCAAGGCAAGATCACCATGAGTGCGGAAATGATGCATTCGCTCATTCGGCAAGCGGGGCATAAGGTAGAGATCCTTGTATGCGATCAAAAGCAGTGTTCTCTTAAGGGAGTCCGAAAGGATACGGGAGAGACGTACACCTCTACCTTTACAATGGACGACGCTAAGAGGGCGGGGCTTGTGAGGTCTGGCGGGTCATATGACAAGTACGCCGACGACATGCTGTTTGCAAGAGCTTTAACGAAACTTCGCCGTAGACTCTTCCCTGATGTTGGGACGAGGTCTTATGTAGATGGAGAGCTGGATGACATTAAAGAAGAGGCTCAAAAGGCTGCTAAAGAGCCTAAGCAAGAGGCTTTGGAGCATCCCAAAAAGGCTGAGATCATTGAGATCAATCCAGTCGAGGAGATTAAGGGAGAGGTCGTTCCTCTGGCTTCCGAGCCTTTGATCCCAGAAAATGAGGTTGCTTTGATAGAAGACAGGCTTGCGCAATTCGAGGGTTCCTCTTTGCGATCCGACCTTCTTGTCTATTTCTCTAAAAAGGCTCGTCTTGAAAAGGTCGCGTCCTCTTTCGGGGAAATTCCCGCGTCTTACATAGCGACAATCTATCGCTGTATAGATCACAAAGAAAATTCAAAGTCATAAAAAAACCCCTCTTGCGGGAGGGGTAAACAAAATAGGAGCCAGTGATGATATCAGAATCTTACGTCAACCCGAAATTAACTTACAAGGTTATTGATGGAAAAGAGGCTGTTCAGGGATCGCCTGAATGGTTAGCGTTTAAGAAAGGGAAGTTTGGTGCGTCTCAAGCGGCCACCGTGATGGGTCTAAATCCCTACCAAACTAAGAATGCGTTTTGGATAGAATGCGTAAGCGGCGAGTCCAAGAAGTTTTCCAGCCAGGCTATGAAAAAGGGGCTTGAGATCGAGCCTGCTGCGAGAGCTTGGATAAGCAAAGTTTATGGGCTAGACTTTCAGCCTATGGTTATTCAGTGCGTAGAGCGTCCTTATCTTATGGCTAGCTTGGACGGCTTTGCTTTTGACGAGCGTGGAGAGCCTTGGGGAATCGAGATTAAAAATCTACACCCTAAGACGCACCAAAGGACGCTTAACGAGGGTGTTATCCCCGAATACTACGTGATCCAGATGCAAGCCCAGATGGCTTTGTCTGGAGCTGCAAAATGGGTCTATGTGAGCTGGAGCGAGGAGGAGCCTTGCTATCTTGAGGTTAAAAGGAACGAGGATTGGGTTAGGAAAATCTTAAACGCCTTTGAGGAATTTAAGCATCTTGTGGACACGAGAAAGCCTCCCGAGCTAGAAGATAACGATGCTGTTTTGGTCGTTGATCCTGATATAGAGGCGTTGGCAAGTCAATATGCTGATATCGATGAAGCGTACGATCAGATATGCGAGGCGAGAGAAATAATCAGGCAAAAGCTTTTTGAGGCTGCTGCAAAGATTCATTCTCGCATTGACATTGCTGGTAAACTTCTAGTGACAAAAACGACACAAAAAGGTAAAGTAGATTACTCATTAATTCCAGAGCTTGCTGGAGTTGATTTAGACAAATATAGAGGAAAAGAGGTTGAGGGATGGCGGATAACGAAACCGAAATCTTAATAGACGAAAAAGAGATCGACGAAAAAGAAAAGCTGATGGAACACTTCCGTCGCAAGCAAAGGGAGCGCACAAATCGCTGGCGAGCTGCCAACCAAGACAAGATAAGGGAAAGAAATAAATCTTATTATTATAGGATCGGCAAGGCTCGCGCCAAAGAAAAGCTTAAAGAGCTTAAAAAAGATCCTGAGTGGCGTAAGAAGAACTGCGAATACAAAAAGCGCTATCTGGAAAACAACGAAACTGCCAGAAAGAAGCAGAGGGCTTTGTATGTCACCTATTACTGGAAGAATAGGGAGAAGGTTCTTGAAAGAAGGCGTGAGGCGTACAGAAACAAGCGCGACAGGCTGTTGGGTTTGAAAAAAGAAGGCGAGCAATAGGCTCGCTTTTTTGTAGAACCGTGTATAACCATATATAAGTTGGTAGAAAGTTAAAATGGACACGATTTCTTTAATTACTATCGCAACCGTTGTGGTTGCTAACATCGGAACCGTGATAGGTTTGTTTACGTGGGCAACTAACCATGCTGCTAGCGATGCAAAATCGCTAAGAGATTCTATGGAAAAATCCTCTCAGGACACAAGAAGGATACTTGAATCAATTCAGGCTGAGATCAAGGATTTTCACGGGAGGCTTTGCTCCATAGAAGAAAGAAATTCCAAGAAAATACTAAAAGATTGATGCCTGTTAAAGAGACATACCCTAATTGGATATGCCTACACTGCGCAAGAAAGCTAGGACGTAGCAATACGTCCATAGTGTCTACTTGGCACACTGGGGCGTGTGGTTGGTGCAGTAAATACTCCCTCAGCTAAAGCAGAAGGCTTCTCCCAGTTAAGGGGCCTTCATTTCCCTTTTCCAAAAACGAATTTTTTTAAAATAGCCAGTGATCCACCAACAAGTAACAATCCTCTAACCAAAACCCAAATCCATTGAACCTCCCCATGGCTAAAGCCAGGGGATTCCTGACGAGCAGCTAGGCTGCTCCCTCGAGGCTCGTTCCGAGCCCAACAATGAGCGTGTTCAAAATCCTGATTGGTTTTGAATGATACCGAATTTACAGCCTAAACAGCAAAAACTAAAATATTTTTTACTAATTGACTATCAACCAAACATTTATGTAAGATGTCCGCTCTTTCAAAAAAGGAGTCTTATGTTAAGTGGAGTTTCCAGTTCGCTTCCGTCTTTTGGTGTACCTATCTTAAATTCCCCAATTAAGGCAGCTACACTTACCTTGTTAGCCCTCGCGATTTTGTCAAATATCCCAAAGGCGGAAGGAGGCCCCATTACATGCGCCATGTGCTTTACGACATGCTTAGCTATTGTCAAAGAGCCAACAACTTGCTCAGGCATTTGCGCGTCGCTTTGTGCGGCCCCTTTAGCGTAGGTGATATGAACGAAGAGCCAACATTTCACATAATCGGAGTAATCGTCTTTGCAGTAGTCCTAAAGGCTTTCTTGGGCGCGCTGTTTGGTGTGTGGGGAGTTTCTATCTCTCCATTTAACGGGAAGGTGAAGTTTCGTTTTAGAAACATTGCCAGCGCTTTCCTAATCATCTTGTCGCTTTACCAAATTTTCGGATGTCTATTTTTAAAAACAAACTAAGGATTTTATGATTCAAGGTATCTCTAGTTCGCTACCATCTATCGGCTTTTCGCCGATGTCATCGCCTGTAAAAACAGCAGCAATTACATTGCTTGCTCTTTCCATCTTATCGAGCATCCCAACTGTATCAGCCGGCCCCATTGCCTACGCCACATGCGTATCGGCATCAGGCCCTTGGGGAGCCGTTCTTTGCCTTCCATTACTCTTAGCACCAGGAGCGTAGCATGTACGCAAGAGCAGTATCAGCAGCAGCACCGATTGCAACATATGCACTATCGACAGCAAGCAACGCGGCTCGACAAATGACGATCCAAAAAGTGGGGACTTTTGTTCTTGGAACCTTGGGTATTTTAGCCCTAGACTCCATGACCAAAGCCGAAGCGGGCCCAGCGGCAGAGATCGCTTGTATGGCAGCGTGTAGCGCAGCAGCTTTTACGCCGTGGGGCATTGCAGCCTATCCGGCTTGTATGACTGCTTGCGTTTTAGTTGGGCTTTTGCCAGGTCCATGATGCTAGCATTATTGATCGGAATTAGTTGCATCCTCCCAGCACTTATCGGTGTTGGGATGGAACTTTTGGGCATCGATACGCGGGAAAAGAAGCAAGCCTACCTTTGGACTGTATGCTTTTCCATTTTGTTTACATTTTTCATAGGGACGGTAATAGAAGTGGATTCGGAAAATTTTTCAGAGATAAGCTGTAGAGTTTTACCAGCAATTATTTACATTATAGAGATCGCCTTTGCGTCGCTTCTCGTGCAATGCTCGATCAACATCCTGTTCAACATCTCCTTTCAGATACGGAGATACTTTGGGATTTTTATAGGGCTTTTGGGATTGGGATTGGTTGTTGGAGCGTTATTCAACAATATTATTCTGAGTGTTTTTTGAATCCAGGGCAAGCTACTGAACTTTGACTTGCTGAGATACCACGCCATTACCACAGGCTCTAATTCTGTGTGCCCGATAGGGAGGCCCATCATCCACTCCAAGAAGGGGAAATTCAGTTTCTTCCCAGTAGACGGTCGATTTCGCAATAGGCGATTGGTTTGACCCATTCTTTGAGAGCGATTGAGATCCCTCCGTATCCACTAAAGAGATCGAGTCCTCTGAGCATTCTAAGTAAATCCACATAATTTTTTGTCACCCTAAGTTAAGTAAATATTTGAGTCAACAAGAAATATAGGGAGTAGTAATCTTTGCCTCATGGAAAAATACGACATCAAAGAAGGGGATGTAGTCCAGCTAAACCCCGAACACAAATTTGCTGGAATGCTAGTTGTATGCATAGAACCAAAAGAATGGGGCTGTCAAGGATATCTCATGAGCGAGAAAAACTTCGAGGCCGTGCGCTTTGAGGGTGTTGCGTTCTTAAGGCCGAAGTTTGAAGAATTTGAATATGTGGGGAAGATTGTGTGGACGAGGAAGTAAAAGCTCTTCACCTTTATAGATTGATGGGGAGCGCTCTTCAAACAGAAGGCATCGACGAGCTTAGAGTCGTGCTTGGGAGTGATGGCGAGTTAGAAGTGCATGTGAGTTTTCAGCCGAAAAAGGATGGGGAATCTTGAACTGGCCTTCCGCTTGCGTAATAATTGCAATAATTATATGTTCCACTGCATTGTGATTGCAGTGGTTTTAAGTGGAGATTGACACTAGAACGTGTAAGATATGCGGCTTCACGGGAGCGAGCTGCATCTACTTTGCCACTTCCAAATACAGCCATGAATGCAAGGAGTGCCGTCGAAAACGCAACATTTCTTGCAAAAGAAGGCATCACGGAATACCGTCTTTGCAAAATAAATCGAATTTAAGAAACGCTTGGGGGGCAAAGATTATACATGGACGAAGACAGGGAGATTAAGGGCTTTGTCATAGGCTGCGCGTTTTTTGGCATTGCTGCAATGGCTTTGCTTTATATTCTATGGAGCAAGGGCTGGTCTTAATTTCTATTCCATATTTTCAAAAAAATCTTAGTCTCTAAAAACGTGCATCAGCGTGCGCGCACTTAATCCCAATTTGTGATCCGAGTTTTTCTGCTTCCCGTTAAACTTTTTAGTATCAATAAAGGGGGGGTATCCCCTTGCGTTTTTTATGCTCTCCTAAATTAGAGTCCTTTTTTTAGTAACTTTACAAAAAGAAACGTGACATATAAAATGTTGGCGAAACAAGGAGTTTTTTGTGGAAATGAGTTGGATTCAAGTATTGGTTATTGCTTTTGGAAATATTGCTTGGATGTTGCCTTTGTTCTTTTGGGTGAGGTCTGAATCGAGAGCCGACGCTAGGCATTTCGACAACGAAACAAAAGCTATTCGTAGGGAATTGATCGACGTTATGCGATCCATCGAGCAAGAGATTAAAGACTTTCACGGAAGGCTTTGTGCTATTGAGGAGAGGCGTAAGCAATGAAAGTCGGATATGTCAGGGTCAGTGCGCCCGATCAAAATCCAGCTAGGCAGCTTGAGGGCGTTGAGCTGGATATGCGATTCGAGGAATATGCCTCGGCAAAGAGCTACGAACGTCCAAAGCTTCTTGAGATGATCAACTTTGTCCGAGATGGCGACGAGGTTTATATTCATTCTCTTGATAGAGCAGCAAGGAATGTGGGCGATGCGAGACGGCTTATCGAAACCTTGAACAGTAAGAATGTCCCGGTTCATTTCGTTAAAGAGGGGCTTTCCTTTAGAGGGGGAGATTCGCCTGTTTCTGTGCTAATGCTTAATATCCTTGTTTCGGTTGCTGAGTTTGAGAGAGCCTTGATCTTAGAGAGGCAGAGAGAGGGTATCGCTATAGCAAAGAAGAAAGGGGCGTATAAGGGTGCTAGGTGTAAATGGGACGAGTCGGTAGCTCCTCGAATGATCAATATGCTAAATATGGGCATGTCGATCCCTAAGCTTGCCCAGCAACTTGATGTGACGATACCGACTGTATATAAGTACATGGAAAAGTTTGGCATTAAAAGAAACAAGACTAACCAGTTTAAGTTAGAAAAAGAGCCAGAGGAGGCAATTTAATATGTACGTATCATATGAAATAGATTTTCATCCTATTGACGAGGTGGAAACCCATCCCTTTAGGGGTGGGAGGAAACCTCGCTCCTTTTTTGATTGCTTTAATTCCTCTTGTGGTGAAAAATATTCTCCATGGAAACACGAACAGTATGTTGCAAGCTTCTTACTACTCCGCCAATCAATACCGCCTTGCAAGAAACAAGCGAGCGTTTTTCCGATTCATGCAACTATGTTCTTAAAATAGCTGTCGAAGAAAAAACTAACAATGCAATCAAACTGCATAAGTTGTGCTATGCAAAAATTAGAGAGTTGTTTTGCCTTTCCGCAAATCTTGCTGTTAGAGCAATCAGGCGCGTTGTTGCTTGCATGACTAAATTGAAAGGTAAGCGCAAACAACCTAAAAAATTTAGTGCAAAAAGCGTCGACTATGATGCGCGTATTTTTTCCTATCGAGAACGGGATGAAACCGTTTCTTTGACTACGACAAAGGGTCGTATCCGAGTATCGATGATTCTTGGTGAACATCAACGAAAGTCTCTCAAAGGACAAAATCCCACTTCCGCAACCGTTATAAAGAAGGGAAAGGATTGGTATATCCATATAGTAGTCGAGTTTACTCCAATCCCGATTGATGGCACCGTAGTAATGGGAATCGATCTTGGTGTAAACAATATAGCTACTACTTCTACGGGATTGCGGATTGAAGGAAAAGAGAGACAAGACTTTAAACAAAAACAAGCAAATGTACGAGCAAGTTTGCAGTCCAAAGGAAAGAAAGGCACAAGAAAAGTTCTGAAAAAACTTTCGGGATATGAAAAACGAAGAATTAAATACGAAAACCATGTTCTTTCTAAACAACTTGTAGAGGATGCCAAAAGGCATAATTGCGGAGTAATTCGCATGGAACAGCTTAAGGATATTCGATCCAAGACGAAGACGTGGAACAAACATCTTAACCGCATGGTGGCTGGATGGAGCTTTTACCAACTGCAGCAATTTGTTATTTACAAGGCAGCTGCCTTTGGTATTGCTGTCGAATTTGTTAATCCTGCTTATACAAGTCAAACTTGTCACCATTGTTTAAATTTAGGCTCTCGAAAGGGAGAGCGTTTTACTTGTTTAACCTGTGGCGAGCAACATGCAGATGTAAATGCATCGCATGTGATCGCTTTAGGCGGGATTGCCTGTAAACCAGTCCGAATTAGCGCCCGTAAGGGCAGTTAAAAGCTTTCGCCTTTAGGCGAGAGTTGTTTACCAATACAGCGTTTACTTTAAAAGAAGCCGTTACTTTTGGCTGGATGCCAAAAGACGATTGGCGCGCAAGCCATCTGGTGCACGGGGCTAAAGAACATCGTCAGGATTGTTGATTGTGATGTATCTAACACGCCTAGGGTTTATGAGTATCTCTGGCGTTTGAAGCTCTTCGTCGGCTGAAAGGTGGATAAGAGTTTCTTTGTCTAAATTTTGAAAGGTTGACGCTATCTTAAGGATTGTGTCTTCCTTTTCTTCGTCCTGACAAAGCATTTCTACATAGTCGTCGGCTGTAAAGTGAATCTTGAATAGAAGCATAAATCCGTCCTTGATGGCAAAATCTTATTTGATTTTCTGTTTAAAGAGAAGGTCTATCTCGTTCGTCGAACCAAGTGATCCTTTCGTCTCCATCTGGGCTAAAGTCTACGTCCACGCCAGTGTATTCCTTGATAAGTTCTTCTGTATATTCCTCTATAGGATTGTCTGGGAGCGAGCAAGATTTAAGTAAAAGCATCATGCAAAATAGTGCCGAAGTGCTGATAAGAGAAATGAGAAATACAGGATCTCTGACCGCTTCTGCATATGGCAATAGATATTCTTGTTTTTGCATTTAGTTATCCTTTTCTATGTGTTCCTATAAACATACAAAGATACGCCTAATGAGGGGGCTGCGGATGTAATGCCGCCTACTCCTGCCGATGTAATCTTAAAGTTCGTTACGTGGAATGGGGGTAGTCCTACCATTAACATCGCTCCGCCGAAAAATCCATATTGAAATGCTGTTGGTGATGTATCGGCTGAAGAAAAATTCCCGTAAAATTTAGAGAGAAAGTTGCCGTTAATGTTCGATGCTCCCTGCACAAAGCTAAGATCGAAAGCGAGCCCTCCGTTAATGCCGCTGTCGTGGACTGTTTTCCCTAGAATTACGTGTGACGTAGAGCTTGATTGTGTTGGCGCTCCGCCAGTGTAGTAATAAGAAGTGTGGCCGCTGAAGTAGTTCCCTGCTGCCTGGTAAGTGGCGCCTCCGTCTACGGAGAAGGTCATAATAATGTCGTCGCCGTTAGTTAGTGGAAAAATCGGGCTTTTTGAGACAAGCTTGAGCATCCCGTAGCGAGCGCCTCCGCTTAACGCGAATGTGTAGGCCGACACGTCTATAACGATCTCTCCGCCGATTACAGGATTGTCCCCAATATAGATAAGCCCTGATGTTGGAGTCTGCCAAGAAACGCCTGTAGGGGACACGCTATCTGCTGTTAAAACAGTTCCGTCGGCTCCGACCGGAAAAGAGACGGCGCTCGCACCGTCTCCAACCAGAAGGCTTCCCAGAGCCGTATTAGGAGGAGTATACGGCGTAATGGACTGCCCTACTAAGTCGAACTTTTTAGTAAGAGGGTTAAATTTAAATGACATATCAACCGTAGCTTATGATTAATGGGTTTGCCCTGTCGCTCCAACGGAACTTGTACGAGTTGCTTGGCCTGTCCCCACTGCCTGTATAAAATGGAAACTGGACTGAAGTCAAGTTATTGTTTGCGTCGTAGGTCTGGAATGCCAATTGCCACACGGGATCGGTTTCAGAGGAGCCTGGACGAGCAAATCCCTTATAAGTAAGGTTGTTGTTTACGTCGTATTCTCCTCTAAAGGTTTCGTCTGTGAACGAGTCTTGGTTCACTGATCCGTATCCGTCTCTCGATCCTTTCGATCTGTTGATATTTGGGTCTGCCATGTTTTTGCCTTAGATTAAAAATTCCGTAATAATAACATATCCCGTTGCACCGTCTCCCCCTACAAATGGGCCGTTAGCGCCTACGGCAATCGCTCCGCTACCGCCTCCCCCTCCAGCCCCTATACACTCGATCATACACCAAGCCATTCCCGCCGTTGGTGTATATGTGCCGTCAGCTGAAAAAGTTTGGATAGCAATAGACGTAAATCCAGAGCCAGAAAATGTTTGCCATTCAACTCCATCCGCTTGTGCGCTATTGGCTGTTAAGACTTGGCCATCAGTGCCCACAGTCCTAACAATAGGACGAGTTCCGTTGCCAACCAAGAGAGAACCCTTAGTGTTGTTGTATTCTGCGTTCCATGCGCTGTTTGATGACATTGGTTACTCTTAGTTTTGCTATTAGGTTTGAGACAACAAGCATCCAGAGAAATGAGACTCAAAAGTGCTTCCCAACGTTCCTCCCCCTATATCAAGAGTATTTCCAGCTCCGTTTGCAACGGTTGCTACAACTCTTATTTGGGTTCCAGCAGCAAATAGTTGTTTTACAGAATAGCAGCTAACATATACATCACCCGCAGCTCGAACAGCTCCTATGTTAATCACATCTCCGTAAAAAACTACTGGACCAGCATTAACAAAAATTCCTGTTGAAAGGACGGTCATTGCAGCAGTTACGTTGTTAAACCTCAATACAATATTAAATAAATATTCCCCGGTTATAGGACAGGTGAATACAGTATCGGCCCCTATTGTGGAAAGGCTGCTAGAAGTGTCGTAAGCAATCGATACGGTTGCGCCTCCTGTTGTCCCGAAAGTCCAAGTAGTTCCAGCTCCTGTAACGTTAGATGCCCCTACAGAAAGAAAAGCATCAAATTTTGGATTTAATGGATACTTCCAATTTACTCCATCAGGTTGGGAGCTATCCGCTACCAAGGCTGTCCCGTCTGCTCCTACTGTCCTAACAATAGGTCTGGTTGCGTTCCCAACAAGAAGTGCGCCCTTCGCGCTGTTATACTCTGCATTCCATGCCGAATTAGAAGTCATTTGTTCCTCACATTTAATTTTTTAAACATATTCTCTCCAGTCCAAAGAGCCATAAATGTCTAAGTTGACTCCTAGCGGGGTTACGCATAAAACAACCTCATCCCTAGTTCCTGATATAGACGCTCCCGGATATTTTGCACTGTAGATCGGAGCTGCTACAGCCGAACTAACTGCTCCATAGCCTGATTGTATGATTGATCCGCCTGTAACGGTTGTTGTGCTTGGATTGCCTACCGTATCCCCTTTTGCAATCTGAACAGAAGAATTTATCTCATCCACATAAGTAAATACGCCTGCGACTGTCGGATTCAAACGAAGTTCCCAAAGAAAGTTATCCGTAGTCGCCGCCAAAACGGTTTGATTGAGTGTATTTACTACAGCTCCGATATGGTTCGATTTTAGCCTCAATCCTAACATGGCATATGATGTGCCGATTGTATTTGCGTTAACAAAAGTTGCGTCTAAGTTTGCTGATCTGACAATTCCATTTTCTTCAAGTCCCCCTTCAGAAATAACTGAAGAGCAGATTGTAACGAATTCGGCAGCAGCTCCCGTTCCGTCATTGGATATTTCATATCTAAGAGGAAGGTTTGGCGTGGACATGTAAACTAGGGATAAGTTGTTTGCATTCAAAAACTGATGGCAGTAGTAAATAATGCCGTCTATCACAAACCCAAATCTTACCCTTCCTACACCTAACCATTCATAGTCAATGATTAGAATTTGAGATTTGGTTAGATCAAGCGATATTCCGCTTGGACCTGTTCCATTGAGAGGATCGATATTCCAGGCTGATTGCAAAACTCTTGTGTCTACGGCAACGCCCGATGTAAATGTCCTTCTAGCCGCATAAAGATTGCTTCCGTCTAGCTCAATAAATAATCCGTTGTTAGCATCAAATTGCCCGAATCTGCGCTTAATCCCTGCCGTAACTCCATCGCTAATAACCGCTGTCATGAAAATAAGCTGGGATTTTCCGGGCTGGTAGTTAAAAGACATGTAAGTTTGTCTAACCCTTGTTCCGGCAGTTAAATTGCCTACTGCTATTGTCGTAGAGGCTTGGTTAGTGTTGTATGTTGAAGATGTTCCGGCGCCAGATGTTTGAGCATCATCCCAAAAAAGAGCTTGGTTATCAAAAATTTGCTTTGAGTCAAAAAGAGTATGTGGTTCTGATGTTCTCCATCGCCCGAAAGCATCAATGCTAGGGGAGTCTGATGCTTGTACATTTACGTTTCTAATTAAAGTCATACCACATACCAATTTGCATTATTTGAAAGTACGGTGAGACATTCGCCAGGAAGAATCTGTTGAAAACCTTCTCCGTCAATCTGTTCAGCCCCTGTTGGCAAAAGCTGAATTGTTCCCGATCCCGAGTTTTTTATTTCATAGATTTTGTTTTGCTTGCCGACAGCGGTTGGAAGCGTTACATCGAATGAATTTGCCGTACACAAGATAAAATAATCTGACGCGAGCACGTTGTAGTTAGCATTTACGCTTGAGAAAGACCTGCTTACTATGTTGTTGCACGCATTTGCTGTCATACAGTCCTTTGGCTATTTTCAAAATACATAATAGCTTGTCCCGTTAAAGATAAATCGTGCGCTTTGATAGTTCACGTTCATCGTATATGTAGCAGCTCCGTCTATTGTCACTACACCGCCGACTGTTGTAACAGAAATGTTGAAGGTTGCAGCCGTTCCTGTTGCGTCTTTTACTACATACACGCGACCTATTGTCGGGGCATCAGGTAATTGGATAGTTCTAGCTGCAGAAGTATCCACAGGAATAAAATACTCTGTCGTGCTCCCTACAACATAAGGACTTGATGCGACGGTAGGACTAATCGCTACTTGCTGAAGTCCTGACGCTTGAAAAATTGGAGTTCCCGTTCCAGCTGATACTAAAAGCTGGCCAGAGGTTCCCACTGTATTAGTAGTAACCCCCTTTGTGCCATCATAATAAACAATCGTTCCCATTAATTTCCTACCTTGTATCCAAAGAATTGTGCCTTGCCTTGCACAACACTTATTGTTTTTGGGCCTCCCTGAAGCAGCCAGTCTACAAAAATGCCTTGACCTGCAGTCCCATACCAAAAACCATGTCCAACATTAATTCCTGATGGTGTGCCTAAAATTGTATAAGATGGAAAAGGATTACGATATCCATCAAATACACGTCCTATGCCGCCATCTCTTATTAATAATCGTTCTAGAGTATGTGCTGATGTAAGACCTTGGTAGCGTATATTTACAAAAAAGAAGTACAGGCCATCGCTAGGAAGGGTAAAGATTCCTGTTAGTGGATCGTATGCAGAACCGTGGTTAGCTAAAACATTATCAAATATCATTGGGGATAGAGGGGAAGCATCGCCGGTAACGTTAGTTATATTCGTTGTTTTGGTTGCTGCAAAATATGCCTCAGGAGAGGTTCCTCCCCATGTAGGCAAAGCTGCCGGGCCTCCTGAAATCAAAAACTGACCAGCCACGCCTGTTGATGCACTTTGCAACGGTCCTGTGCTTGTGGTTCCACCGCAAATTAAAGAATAGGGAGTGGTAGATGTAACACCCGTTCCTCCTCCTTCAACTACGGCTGTCCCGAAAGCTGGATCCGCTGCGTTCCCTTGAGATATCAATGGAACGCCTGAAGTTGCCGATGGCGCAACGCTTGTTATTTGATTATTTGCCCCACCAACCAGTGTGTTGTATTGCACTGGCTTGTAATTGCATCCGTTGTTCGTAGGCATTGTCCACCTATTTAATTGTTTATGCTAATGTCCAGTTTCCTACTACAGAATTTGCTATCCAAGTAGAGCTGGCTGCTCGATAGGTAAGGTGCAGAGCATCTCCATCATCCGATCCTACAGCCGTTCCTCCTACAGAGGAAGCTGTGTTCCCGATCTTAATTGTTTGGCCTGCGTTTGCTTGTACAGTTAGCGCAAAAGCTCCGTCTACTTTAAACGCGACTACGTCTCCCTGTGCTGGAGCTGCGGGCAGCGTAAGAGCAATCGATGCTGTAACGAACGATCCGCTGAAAGAGGTAACGGTTGTGGGAGCAGCTTGATCTGTCCATACAATCCCTGTTCTTCCTCCAACCAACTGAACCCATCCATCGGTTGCCGTAAAGTGTGCAGAATCATAGCTTGAGGTTCCGCGGAACGACCCTAATGCTGCTGCTGCTGTTTCTGCATAGGGTTGCCAGTTTTGTTTTTGCTGCGTGACAGTCGCGTTGATGTTGATTGCAGAACCAATGTTTGATACATCGGAAAAGATTAAGGTTCCAGTTCCTATAGCAAACTCACCGGAGACAGCAGAGCAATTTACAATTGAATGGTAAATTTGCGCGGATGCTCCTGGAACAACAAAATTGATCGTTTCTAAAGAAGACGATGCTTTTGAATGCTGAATTAGCGTGCTTGATGCGCCCCCTGCCTCAGAAATAATGTGATCTGCGGCGGAGACCTCTGAATACTCAATAGAGATGTCGTTACTTGCGTTCGCGCTTACTAATGACGAAGCTGTCGAGCTTGCTTTTGACCTAAAAAGCTGCGCTCCTCCGTTAGAGACCAGGTTAAAGCAAAACGAGCTAGAATCTACTTCTGATTCAAAAAGAGACATGAAGCCGCTTGCTCCCGACGATGTAAAGACATTGGCTGCTGCTGTGGCCTTACAATTGATTAAAACAACGACTGCAACGCCCGCCCCGTTATTTGCTTCAATAGCGGTTCCCAAGGAGGAAAAATTGATATACTGGAATATCGCAAGTCCGTCAAAAGATGCCGTGTGCGAACCCACAATATTTACAGACTGAGCCTTTCCGTCTGTAGAGGCTCCGATAATCTGTACTCCATTGGGTATGGATAAATCTTCTGTGTAGGTACCGGATCGCACATACACAACGTTATATCCTGAAGCTACTGCGTCGTTTGCTGCTGCTTGGATGCTGGTGTAGTTGCATCCGTCGCCTAATACCGTTCCAACAACATACGGCCCTAGTCCGAACTTATTATCTGAATTTGACCATCCTGGCATAATTTATCCTTGATTTAATGTTTTAAGCTAACAACCAGTTACCGCCAGCACCTGCGCAACATTGCCATTCGCTAATAGAAGCGCGGAAAATTAAGCGAAGGGCGTCGCCGAACTGCGAGCTTGTTGCCGTTCCGCCCGCCCCTGACTGTACGTTTTGTATACGGATTGTTTGTCCAGGTGATGCTGTTACAACCACTCCGCCGCCAACATTGTCAATAATCTCGATTGTTTGCCCGTCTAGAGTCCCGATTGGAAGCGAATAAACTCCTGCTGCTGTTGCGAAGTATCCATTGGTAATGGCCATAGCAACGGGGCCTGAGTCTTGCCATACGAAGGCAACAGAGGCGAGAGATTGCACAAAACCGTCTGCATCTACGCTAAATTGTGCGCTGTCAAAATGAGCCACACCGTTTACAGCTGCGTTAGGAACTGCGGATGCAGAAGATCTTTGTACTGTTACTTGGTTCGCAACAATTTGGGTTACTACACCGTCCACGTTAATTCCTGCTGAGAAGAATCCGGGACCTGCTCCAACGTTGATACCGCCTGTATTTGTGAAGTTGAAGTTGTTAAGAATGGGAGCAAAGTTGTTTATCATTTGAACGCCTGCGGCGATGACTGATAGCGTTGCTGGCGATACGGCGATATCGTCGGCTGTCGCTGCGTTTACTTCTTCTTGAGTTGCAAAGCGAACGTCTCCAGTCCATTTTTGGGTTGCTTTACGACCATTGTATGAGTTGCTGCGTGCAAATTTCGGCATAGTAACCTCTTTGAGTTCTTATCCGCACATTGTTATAGAAAGAGAATGAAATCAAATCGTTTTTGCAATATGGTTAAAATTAATACGTAATTACGTAAAGAGAGGTGTTATGTTCGTAAAAACAAAGAGGCTTAACTTTAAATTTGCTGCTGACGAAGTAGATCAGTTTAGGTATATGTGCTTGATAACCAACACATCAATGACTACGTTTGTGAGGTCTGCAATAAAAGACAAGATTAAAAAGATTAGGGAGGCGGAGGAGAAGAAGAGGGCGGAGAAGGCTTCCTCTTGTTCCCCATAACTTTAACTAAAAATCGTGCTGCTGCCGATTCTGTTGGTGCTCCGTGATCTACGGCAAGAATAAGGTCTTCCACATTACGGATAAATTGAGGATCAAAAAGAATGCTGGCTGTTTTTCTTGCTGTTCCCAAAAGTGCAACATCTGCAATCAAATTATAAAACTTTCCTCTGGTTACAGCTTTCCACATATCGTTTAATATCTTTGTGGCTACGGCTACATCCGCCGCTTTTGTTGCGCTTTTAGATGCGTTATAAAATTTAGATCTAACTTTTCGCATCTTATTTAGGTTTTTTTCTAGCCTTATCAAAGCTTCTAAATTGGAATTTCCCAAAAGTTCTTTTAAAATTTCTCTATTTCCTTGTTTTCTAAGCATTCGGCTTAAATGGGCTGGCGTAATGTTTTCGCTTGGAGTAAGCCCATATCGAAAGATATCCTCTATTTTTTGTGCTGCTAAAGCGTTAAAAAGGTCTTGGCCTCCGTCTACGCTTCTTAAGAATTGTCTAAGCTCTCGTATTCCTTCTGGATTTCCCATTCGACCAAGAAGCTTATCTATCCCGCCGTCTAAAATCGATCTTCTTAAAGTTTCCTCTTGAGTTGGTGGCTGCGTGCGATCTCTTACATATCGCTCAATATTCCTTCTTGCGTTTTCCCCTAAAACAGAAATAGCTTCTTCTGGTTCTTGCGGAGTTTTAGCGGAGACGAGATTTTTTTGCGCATAATCTCTTCTTATCTGACGTAAAAGCCTTGTTCCTTCTTCACTTTGTTCTAAAATTGGTTGTAATGCTCGAATTAGGTCTGGTGTGGTTGCTATTTTTTTGTAAAGAGAGCTCGGCTTGCTTAATGTTTCATGCTTTTCTGAATATAGAGGCCGCATTGCTTGATTGTTGTATCTGTTGTAAAAATCTGTATATAGACTGTTCAGTTGTTCAAATTCTGTAAGTTTTTCTGGAGGAAGAGCTGCTCTTATTTCATTTGTTAAGTCTGAAAATAATTTGTTTATTAATCTATCTGTATTTGAATTAACAACAGGCCATTTATGTCTTGATCCAATGGATTGTTTTGCCTCGATCAGGTCTTGTATAGTATGCGGCCTAAATCCAACAATATTTCCGCTTTCGTCAAGCTCGACCAGCCTGCCCATCACTCTTCTCAGAACTAAATTTAACGCGCTTTCTTTTGGCGATAGCATTCCTAAGTTTCCTGAAAGCTGCTGTAAAGAGTCTTGCGTTTCGGCTGTAAGTCTTGGAAGCGGAAATCTTTCTTGCCCGAGGCTTTGTTTAAACTGTTCCCATTGTCCGGAAAGCTCTCTTTGCTGCATCCGCCGGCTTTCTTGGACGTGGCGCGCTATAGAGCGTCCTGCTTGTTCCGTGGTTGCAAATCTTGTTGGAGATATGGAATTTAGGAATTGCTCATTAATTTGCTCTTGAGGAACTGTATCGGTTGGTCTGCCTAATGCTCTTTCTGTTTCAAAAGCGAGAACATCTCGTCCTGGAGCCTCAGACGCTGTTTTTGTAGCTCTTTCAATTTCATTTAAAAATTGTTCGTCTATCAATTCCTGAAGGCGTTGCTTTGCTGGACCGGCTAGAGAAGATTCTCCTAGCATGTCTAAAATGCCCTGTATCTCGTTGTTTCCCGTTATATACCCTAGGTCAGCCTGTATTCCTGATGCACGCATTTCTTTAATCGCATCTTTAATAGCTTGGAATTCTTCAGCAGTAGAGCCTTCTTTAACCATTTGGCTAATGAATTTCGCTAGTGAATCATTAATAATTTCTGTTGGTGCTTCGCTTAAATTTCTGAAAAATGATCGGATTGTATTTGGGCTTGATTTTGGTGAGGGGATATTTTGCCCTGATATAGATGCTTGTGGTTGAGGCTCTTTTGTTACAGATATCGGCCTTGTTTTTATGGTTGTAGGGCCTTTTGGTTTTGGAACTACTTTTGCTTTAGAAACAAAATTCTTTGCTGCGCTTCTTATCCCGTAGGCTGATGAGATTAGCCCATAAATGGCTTCTGCCTGCCTTTCCTGCTTGTCAAAAGCCTCTCTCTCTTCTGGCGACATGTCTTTTTTAAGGTAATCAGAAAATGCTGTAGCCGGACCCTTTTGATCTTCCGGGCTTTTAAAGCGCATTGGTTGCTTTTGCTTATACTCTTCAGGCGGATGGCTTGGTATTATTGCTGCTTTTTTCTCTCCAGTTTCTTCTTCTGTTAAAGCCGACATTAATCCCGCATAGGATTCAGGGTCGAACATGCTCTGTACAAATTTAAGCGCTCCGGTAGTTTTTGCAGAAGGGAGCAATGGCTTGCCTTCTTTTGCTCTCTGGATATTTGCTTTATGAATATCCTCCCCCGCTTTATACCCTTCTTTCAGCGTATCCCATATAGCCTGCCCCCCTCTCTTTGCGCTTCCAATTAGTCCTCTTTCAGAAAGAGGCTTCTCTGGTTTTGCTTGCATTCCTCTTGTAAGCGCGGATTCTTGACCTGTTGGTGTATCCAAAACGAATCCGGGAGGAAGCGCGGGCGATGCCTGTTGAGGTGGCGTGTCCAAGACAAATCCCTCTGGAAGCCCGAAATTGTTTACGCTGGCTGCCATTGACCGCCTCTAAAGATTATTTTCTGTCCATTAGGCCCTGTGGCGGTTTGCCCTTCCTGAATTTGCGGAGCGGCGGGAGCTGCTTGAATCGGTTGTTGTACGGCTTGTTGCTGTGGTGGCTGTTGTGCTGGTTTGGTTTGTGGAAGCGTTTTTAGCCCTCTTTCTTTAGCTAGATTGAGAAGCGCCGTCCTGTCGATTGGCTGTCCTTCAGATTCAAAAGCGTCTGCAATTCCCATTAACTTGCCCAGCATTACGGGCGCTGTATCTGAGGATTTAGGGGGTCGATTTAATATGTAGTTCCATTTTTGTATTGCTAAAGGCCCTTTTGGGTTAAGCATCTCTCTTAAAGCACCGACAAGCCCAATCATGCTATTGTCAAATTGCTCGTCATACGCCTCTCCCTGCGCTCCCGGCGCATAGCTTGGCCTTGCTCCAGAAATGTCTCTGCCTGCCATTCTTGACTGGATCATATTCACGGCATTATCAAATGAAAACTGGGCGTTGCTTTTTGTTTCAGCCCCTTTTGCTTTTTGCTTTAGATACTCTTTGGCTAGATCAGGTCTTAGGTTTCTAGGAACTCCTAAAGCTTCTTGTGCCTGAGCCTGTCTTTCAGATTGAATCTGATTAAACTTATTCTGTAGCAAAGAAGCCGCGATCTCTCTGTTTTGGGGTGAGACTTGAGTTAAAATTCGTCCCATTACGTTTTGAACCTCTTCAGGAGAAGCATCCCCGATCTGAGATAGAATTTGGTCGATGCCTCTTAGCTCGGTTCCTCTCTGGATTCCCCCGCCTAGGTTCCCACCTATGGATCGTCCTAATTCAAATGGCGATGGCATTGTCATGATTCAAATCCTTTGGCTTCCGGTTCTTGCCTTTCAGGTTTGTTGTCTCTTGATGGGGAGAAGAATGGTTTCGATGAGATCCCGGCTACAGCATCTCCGAACTGATCGCTAGACAGGTATCCGGCAGCTCCTTGCAAAGCCCCTTCTAGTCCAGATACTCTCGCTGGCGCGCCATTGCCTTGGTTTAAAATGCTCGAAATCCCTCCCGCTCTTCGATTCGCTGCGCTTTCGATGCCTTGCTGTCTTGCCGATGCTATCTGGTTCTCAATGTCGATTCCAGCCCTAGCTAAAGCGTCTTCCATCCCCGTGCTTCTTTGCGCTCCCGAAGCAATGTAGGCTTGTTGGATTCTAGGAAAGGCTTGCTGCTGAATTTGCCTACGGTAAGGCTCTGCTATGTTTTGCTGGAACTGCTGCTCGTTAAAGTTAAAAAGGTCGCTGTAAGGGCCTCTTCCTTGAATTGATTCTAACAGCTGGTCGATAAGATGCCGTTTTGTTTTTTGCATCTTTGTTTCAGTGTCTTGCCTGCTGCTTAAATAGCCTCCAAGCGCGCCGCCTAGAAGCCCAACGCCTGCTCCAATTGCATTTCCCCAACCGGGCACAACCGATCCCGCCGCGGCTCCTGTTGCGGCTCCTGTTAGAGCGCTGTCCCAAATTCCTTGTGCCATAAAATCCTCAAGATAGTTGCACCCAAGTTACCGTGGTAGTGGATGTGTGCTGTGTTAACATTTCTACTTTATTAGTAGCAGTATTTATGTTTATTGTGCCATCGGATAAAAACGTGTCATTTACTTGTCCGTCTACATTTCTTTGGTATACGTCTGGCTTTTGGTTGATCGCTCTGGCCAAAGTCTTGTACATGTCGGACATTAATCTAAGAAGTTCTTCCTGAGTAATGTTTTCTGGGTTGCCCACTTGGAAGTATTCAGGAAGTCTAGACATTTACGCCGCCGTTGTTATTGATCCTTCCTTGCAGTGGACGCGGATCGATGTGATTACTATTTGCGCTTTGTCGCTGTTTTGGCTCATATTTAAGGTAAAAAAGTTGGCTTCTTGGTTAACAACAATGGTCAACCACTGCTTGCTCTTTTGTGTAGGAACGAATGGAAACAGGTCTGCGCTTTTAATGATGTTGTTTTCATAATCCATGTTTATATCAACATGTAAATATGCATCGCCGTTTTGATTGTCTGAGTTTATTAGGAATTCAATATGGGATATATAGACTTTGCGCCCGTCTTTCCTAAAGGGATTAAATGGAGAGGTTTTTGCAAAAAAGCGTATTTGGGCTGAGGCGTATCCTCCTGAAGTATAAACGCCAAATAAGGTTGTGTTGATGTTTACCGTTATAGTGTTTCCTGCTACAGAAAGAACTTCACCCACCTTCCCATTTATCTCTGTCATTCCAGCAACATTGTCTATGTAGACAAATTGCCCTACATGGAACTCAGGATCGGATAGGGTTATGACGGCATTTCCTGCGTTTGTAATGCCTGTGATATTAGAGAACCCATCGTCATAATCTGAGTTAAGCTGATAGATTCGGCTAAAATCATCGCCTGCAAGCGTTTTTTGAACTCTGTCGCCGATCCCGATCCTATTCCATATCTCTTCAGTTGTGTTCATCTGAAGCCAAGAGGGATTGATTACTTCGTCGATATCGTTCCACGCGAGGTCTATTCCTTGATATCCCTCCCCAAAAACGCTGAAATACCATCGGTTAAACGCAAAAGTGCTTTCTTTGTAGTTGTAGACAAGCGTTTTGTTTTGAGATAAATCCGTGTCGCTTGCGTAGATGTCCCTATACGAGAAGATAAACTGGTCTGTTTCTCTATCGAATCCTCCATATGTCAACTCGATGTCTACTTGGTCTATGTCGTTGCGAGTGAAATAGGGAAGCTTGTTGTCAAAGCGAAGCGATTGACGGTTATCTGTGGTGATAAGTCCGTTTTGTCCAAGAGACTTTACTTCGTAGTTCCATTGAACGGCTGAAAATGACGCGTCTGTTCCTGTGACAGACGGAATACGTCTTAGGAAGTAGGGATTAAATGGGTCTGTTGTCTTTTCTGCAACCCAGTTTGATGCTTGTAGGTTCAAAATGAGAACATCACCCATAATGCTCTGGCCATTAATAAACTCAAAAGAATCAATATTAAAAAGTCCTGATCCGGGCACATTAAACTTATCTCCATTTCCTGTGCCGTCTCTTATGCCTGAATATAAAATGCCTTGTCCATATGTCTGCAATGTCGTTTCTGGAACAATAAAATTAATGCGGCCATTGAACCATACGACATATTTAGCTCGTATTAGATTGCCTATAGAGGCTGCTGGCTGCTGGAAGTCTGGGTTATCAAGAATATAGCTTTTAACGTCCGTACCGTCATAGAAATAGATGGTGTTCATTTCTCTTCCGGTAAAGACAAAACGACGAGTTCCCGTTTTAGTAAAATAGCTTGTTCCTGAGACGTACCCGTCGTTTGAGGTAATCCCGAAATTGGTTCCGGCTACTGATCCAGCCATAGGGACTTGAAGCCATAGATCGACAACATTGTCGTATTTGTAGAGGTATTTTTTTGTGACTGCTAAGGTTTCTCTCTCGCCTAGCGGGGTGGTATCGTTAAAGATTCCCATAACGCGAGTTCCGTCTGGTAGGTCTCCTACCTGATCTCCCAAGACGTTAGCAAATTGCGTGTAACCGCGGCGCGATTTTAGCTCTTGTCTATAAACGTATCCGTCAAGAATTGTTTCAAATGCGTCTTCAGGATCAAGAAATGCAACTCCAGATTCGTCAATAGCCGTTCTAAATCCAGTAATTTCATAGACTTGCATCTAGCCCCCAAAGCATACAATCCAGCCTTGTTGGATATTGTCGTTTAAAGCGCCTGTGGCCTCCGAAAGAAGAAATAGACAGCTAAGCGTGTTCTTATTTCCTAGCGTTCCGCTGTTGCTTGTTGGGCTAAATACTGTTGGAGTGGTTAGCCCTGTTGTTAAACCAACCCCACCACCTAGCATTAAATAATTGCTATTAGGAAGAGCTGTTGCAAACGTGAGTGCGTATCTACCTGTTGTCTGTCTAACAACGCTGGAGCAATTATAGGCATAAATAAGAGTTTGAGCTACGTTTCCTGCGACGTTATTAAAAACCGCAAGCGACCTTATGCCCAAAAGTTGCATAATGGAATTGCCGTTTCTGACAAAAGGCTGGCAGTTAGTCGATGCTCCTCCTGCCGTTTCTGTTGTCGGAACTAAAAACCTGCTGAAATAAACTAAGTCCATTCCCGTTGCTAAGGCTGGATCAACAATTACGGTCGGCGTAGCGTCGTTAGACGCTTGCATTTGCGCAAATCTGTGATGTCCGTCTTCGTCCGTACCTATATTCCAGAAATGGTCTTTGTTCATTTCCGTTTCGATATAGGTCGTGTTCTGCTGCAACGGAGTGGTGTTTAGCCTTACGGACTTAGTTCCGTCAGGGGCTACCGAGTTCCACGGCATAATTACCTGCCTTTAACGCCTTTTTTCTTCTGAGGCTTTATTCTTGGTTTCTTTGAATAGCCCATTGTCTTTTTAGCTCTTTTAAGAGCTTGAGCAATATCATTAGGCTTTCTGGAAGGGAAGTTGTCTTTTGCTTGTTCGACATCATCCTCGTTTTCCGCGACTGCTGCGTATTTTTTTCCCGATACGAGCTTTCCCATTTTTCCTTTCTTTTTTCGCATTGGATACCTTCTTTACCTTTTTAGGTAGTTTTGTTCTGTTTGATGTCTCTCTTTCCCATTCTAATGCTAAATCAGGCTTGTTAATATGCATCCATTTTCTCTGAGCTTCCGATTTAAACACCATAATTAAAACCAATATATTTCATTGCTTTTCTAACATATTCAATTTCCATGTCTAACAATTTTATATACACATTACACTTGTTACACAAAAGCCCAGTCGCAACGTTTGTTCCTGGTCGATGATCTACTACTTCCGGATTTCTTTCGCATAAAGCACACGTTCCATTTTGTTTTTCAATTAACTCATCCCACTGAGGTTTCCCAATTTTATATCTACGCGCTCTAGCTCTCCAACTTTTACTTGGAACGCAAATTTTGCAATAAAATTTGTGTCCAGAGCAAGTTCTTGTAAATTTTTCTTGGCAAACCTGACATATTCCATATGCTTCTTTATTTAGTGTTCCTTTTTTTCTATTAACATAAGCATCTGTATATTGTTTTTTAAGACATGTCTCGCTTCCGCATGTTCTGTAATAGCCTTTGTTTCTCCCTGAACTAAAATTTTTTTTTGGTTCATTATCACAATACTTGCATTTTCTTTTTAAATTTTTGGAAATAAATACCATAAATACCCCTTAAGCAAAGTCTATGGTATATAACCTCCGATTTAAACGGCATAATTAAAACCTCGGAAAGCATCTGCTTGTTTTTATATTTCCATGCATCCTTGACAATAGCAGTTTCCTTTCATGGCTAAAGTCTGCTTGAATCTGCTGGCGAGTCTCTCCATCGTATCGGTAATCTCTTGCGTAATTTAGAGCGGCTCCATAAGCCAAGTAGCGCATCCAGTAGTCAAACGGAAGAGAGGGATCGCCTATATCTGAAAATGTAGGGGCGACTTTGTAGCCGAATATGAACACATCGTAAGAAGTGTTAGGGATCGTCCTAAACACCATTTGCGTGCCATAATACAGCATATCTGTCGGGAAGCCAGGTATCAGTATATCTTCGTTGTTTACGCCCCAAATATCATAGAAAATGCCCGGGTCTTGGAAAATCGATAATCTGTTCCAAGAGTATGAGCTATTCGGGGGCAGCGTCAGCGTTATGAACGCCTCCATTGAAATTGTCGCGAACTGATCCGTGGCTCCAACATCGTTAAATGTGTAAATGCCTGTTGGGTTGGTATTGTCGATGGTAAATCGTAACGTACCGTACTGCTCGAATACCTTGATATCGTCAGTCATCGTGAGATTAATAAAATCGTCTAGATACTGCTTCAACACGGTGTCTGTTGAGTCGGGGTCAATCTCATTGCGCCTAGCAAGCGTTAGGCGCATGGTTCGGAGGCAGTCGGATACGAACTGTGCCATTAGGCGCTTTCCTTATCGTAAACTTCCCTGAAAGAGAATCTTGGCTCAAATCCAACGATCCTATTTTCTACTGTTCCGTCTGGATTGGTAAAACGCTTCCATTGGTTCCTTCCCTTTTTTTGCAGATAATCGATAATACAAAGAGGAAGTTTGTAAACCTTTGTTGGCTTCAGTTCTTTCTTAAACTCAATTTCAGAGTTGGACAGATAAACTGGAAGTGGGTTCATTGGCTGGTCGTTCCTAAAGAATTCCACTTTTTTATGCGGGTGTAATTCGATTGGAGCCGGTTTGATTGGGTATCTTGCGATGCGTAGCCTTTTGTTGGCTTTGGATGCCGCTTCGTTGTATCTCTTGTAATCTTCAAGCGTGTTGAGAGGCATAGAGCTGATTGAATCAGGTTCTGCGTCTGTGCTTTCTAATGCTTTATCTATTTTTGTCTTTCTCATTTTTCTCCTAAAATAAAGGGGGAGTTTCCTCCCCCGTGTTGCTATGACGTAAAGGTTCCTAGGTCAACAAATTGACCCCACTTGTAGATTTCCATCAGGAACTCGTCTCCCAAAGCGCCCATAACGGCAGAGCCGACGAGCAATTGGTATGTTTCCGGATTGAATTCATATGGGTTAGGAACGTAAGGCGTTACGTTATATGGAGGCTGTTCAGGGTTGTTGAGAGTCAAAACTCTTGTCTCAATAACAACTCGGCCACCTGAAACGTATGCAGTGAACAATGTAGAATCAACGGGGTCGCCGCTGATTACATCGTACAAAGAGAACGTAGTTGGGCTAAGCACCACAATCCCATAACGGTTTCCATCCAACTGATCCATTCCGCGAGGAACTGGCATGTCGCTGCCTAAGTCGGTAAAGCGAGCAATTTGATTGGTCTGGAAGCCGTGAGGCGCTGTTGTTGTCACAACGCAAGGATTAGCTTGGGTTATGTTAGAAATTAGCGCTCTAAACGATGGAGTGCCAGATGCGATGTCCGCAACAGTAAAGCCGTTAGCAAGTGTGTCGACAAAGTTCTGGTTTCCTGTAACTCCGTTATCAACGATCACCCTTTGCTGATAGGCTTGGGCTGCCGCTGTCTGGGTTCTAAACCATGTGCTTACCGGAAACTGACCTGCCACGCCCCACTGAGTAAGGTTATTGAACCTCACCATGTCGGGCTGAAAGCCGCATATTTCCGAGAAGTTAAAGGTGTGGGCTGTGCCGAACGAAATAAATTTCGCTGCGGCTGTCATTGTTTGCCCTTGAAATAAGTCTGCCATAGTTGTCTCCTTAAGCCGCGGCTTTAGTTGAAAGCAGTGTTACGATGTGGCTGTCATCTAAGATCGCCGCATTGAACCATGCAGTGAAGCCCATAGATTGAAAGCGATTAAGATAGTCATTAAAGCCAAGAGGCTTAAGGATCATCTCGGTAGACACCTCGTCTAGGCCAACATACCCATAGGCGTTCGCGCCGATAAATGTGTTGTTGTAAACGGGCACGCCTGGTATAGTTACGCTCTCGTTATAGACGAGAGTAGATGTAACCCATCTTGATTCGTCGATTGCTCCGAACTCAGCTTGCAGCACGGGATCTTGGCTACCGTACTGGGAAGTTGGAACGAAGGAATCGATAGAACGAATGTCGGGCTTTAGCTTTACGTGCGCCGTTACCCAGTATGCGGGTTCTACAGGGCCAGTGCCAAAGCGCATAGTGCCTTCGACGGTTGGTGTCATCTTCTCTGTGTCGTTTTCATCCAAATAGGTGATGGCTCTTTGGATGTCTACGTCTGTCAGCTCAGTAATGGGCTGGCCGTTAACGCCGTTTAGGCAAGAAATTTGCGGAACGGCGGAGTTCATAACGTCGCGTGTAACCTTGTCGAGCATGGTATGCATGGCTTGAGAAAGGTTGTCGGCTGTTTCGTTCGCTGTGTCGTCTTCGACGGAGAGAACGACAGTCCTAGAGAGGAGAACGACTTCTCCGAACTCTTGGATGGTGACGTTGATGTCGAATTTGTTGACTTGTACAGGGGCTGGGTCAGCACCTTCTGGCAGCACAACAGGATCGGAAGGCAAGTTCTCTTGCCGTCTGAACGCCATTGTAAGTGTATTCTTTTGGGGAAGCGTAAACGCTCTACCAAAAAGATTGTGTACGTTCCTTGGTTTGGAACGTTGCAGCAACGCTCTATGTGCCCAACGGTCTGCCATTGAGCCATAGGTTGATGTAGTAGTTACAGACATGTAAGCCTCTTACGGCCTACCTTTTCCTGCGCTTTGCTGCTCTCCACTCAGCGAATTCTTTATCGCTCATGGACATTACGTCCATTGCTTCATTCATCGCTGCCGCTTTCGGAACTGCTCCCGGCGATCCCGGAGCTTCTTTTTTAGCTGTAACAGCCGGTTTTAAGGCTGCTTTTTGTTTAGGGGTTAATTTATCCATTAATTCCCAAGCCTCTTCATACCGGTTAGGAGCTGCTTCTATCGCAAGTTTAAGGTGTGGCCTTTGTTTTAAAAATTCAACTAGTTTTTCGTTTACAAATTCTGCTTTCTCTGGATTGCTCTCAATCCAGAGGTCTTCTTTGACTTGCCTTTTCAGAGCTTGTGTCTGAACTCGCAAGTCTTCTTTTGTAGCAGCTTCATAACGGGAATCATCTTCTTCAGGAGGAGCTGGCTGAGCTGATTTCTTTTCTAGCTGTTCTTTGTACCATCTAGCTTCGTGTTCAGCGTCTTGCCTTTTCCTTCTTTCCTTCAGCACTGCCGCTAAGGGCACTTGCTGTTGGGTTTCCTGAGATGTTTCCTGTTCTAAAGCATCAACCTCTGCAATTTGCTGCTCTGCAACTTCTTGCTCAGGTTCTTGCTCCATTTCGTGCGCGACAGCGGATTCTGTCATATTTCCCCTCCGTTAACGTGAATTTGCCCTCACGATGGCATTGCGCCCTTTGCTTGAAGGTAGGCGACACCTTGAGTGTTAAACTCCACTCTGAGTTTTTTCCCCTCTACTTTTGGGGGAACAGTCCACAGCCACTCGCATATCCCTCTTTTGTTACAAACCCAAAAAACAATGGTATTTGTAATAAACCCGGGGAGATACTTAGAGCAGCGGATTTTTTGCCGAGAATTCTTTGCGTCAGATTTCTCGTGGAAGATAATGAAGTAAGGCTCGTCTTTTTTCTGGTTCGCCATGACGATCTTTTCTATCGCCATGTTCAGATACTTCTTCAAAGTCTCTTTCTCATCCATGAAATCTGGGTGAAGCAATAGAGATGTCTGAGGAATTTCAAGCCCTGCCATCATTACATTCCGCTTTGTCCTCTAAGCGATTCTTTTTGCGAATGCGCTTTTTGCATCAGCTTATCCGCTTTTTTCTGGTCGGCATTCATGCCGGGTCCGCACTTGCTAGAGGTTCTCGATGGCTGGCTCATCGGATTAGACTTGTAACTGCACAAGCCTTTGCCGGAAGTCATCGACCCCTTTCCTTTGCTATACGCCATAATACAACTCCTGTTATGGTCTAACGTGAAAATAGCAAATAAAAAATATTTTACAATACAAATGATGGTTTTGGAGGGGAAATGTATATTAATGATCCGGAATGGGACAAAATTGTCTCGGAAATGTGCGACATAATCGAAATGATCGAGTCGGTCACAATCGACGAATTGGATTCTAGAGAGATTCTGGTAAAGGCTCTTTTGAAGCTTAAAAAGGCTGCCTATAGGGTCGTGAATCTTGAGGACGAGGCAATACCAGAGGCAATTCCTAAAGAACTTAATGCTAGAGAAAAGCTAATTGCGTCAAGAAACGAAATGAGGGATTTTGTAAGGCTGGCTGTAAGCAAGTACGCAAAAAAAGAAATAAAAAAACAAAAAAAGCGAAAAAGGAAGTCTAGTAAGTTACCTTGCCAGCTCCCCCAAATCCCTCATTGAAGTTCGGCGCGTCACCTGCCATGGGCTGCGGCGAGGCTTGCGCTTGGCTTGGCGTTGAGGATTCGATGTCTTCTTCGATACTTTCTGCTTTGTTGCCTGTTTGCACTTCGGCTTTTTGTTTTTGCGCCTCTTCTTGCTGTTCGAGCATTTGGAGGAACTGGATGACTTGCAAGAGCCTGCCGTCATGCATTTGGGCGATCTCAGTAATCGTTTTAGCGCGATCCAGAGTAGCTTGAGCGCGGTCTTGCTCTCCTTTTGCCACACGCTCAGACGCAAGCGCAAGGTTGGATTCTGTTCTGGATCGTCTTTCTTCCGCAAGGCCGAGCCTTTCTTCTTTCGTGGCATGAAGCACCTCAAGTTGAAGCTGTTGAGCTTGAGCCTCAAGCTGCTTTTGCTTCGCTAAAGTTTCGTCTTGTTTTGCCATAGCCTTTTGGAGATCGCTGAGGCCAGCGACTTCCAAAGCTCGGACAATCTCAGACTGAGGGACATCCACAATCCCTTCTCGTTTGAGATTAACCAGCTCGTAATAATATGCGTCCTTCTGAGATTTCGAACGTACTCCTTCTTTAATGACGGCATCGTATTGTTCGAATTGGTTATCATAAAACTGCTCCGTTGGCTCTCTTCCTAAAATTCTTGCAACTTTAGCGGCTGGATAGTTCGCTTGGACAGCTTTCATTACAAGCCCTCCAATGACCTCTTGCGCCCTCTCTACATTGTCAATAATTTTACGGTTAGCGCGCAACCCTTGTGCAATTCTAACTTGTGCCAACCGTCCAGATATCTCGGCATTGCCTTTTTCATCAACGCCTAGAACGGATTCGTTTACGTTTGAAAGGGTAAGTGCTAACTGATCTAATACTTGCTGATATTCTATAAGAGAGGGGTTCGCTTCCCCTCCTTTTAGTTCCTGTACTGAGTCTAGCCCTGCTGGCGCGTTCTCAGGATCAACGCCGATAAGCTTGTTCTGACCTGATTGCTGCATGTCGGTGGGGTCTGGGACAGAGCCTATGAGGTATTTGTAGCCTGTTGAAATGGTGGAATCCATCATGTCCACAATCTTCATGTGGCGTTTGTTGAACTGCCTTTGGGTAAAGTAAAGCGAGGCTGGGATGCCTTGAATCCTTTGTGATGGCATCCAGATAGATGGTTCAAAGTAGCAAAGGATCGGGGCGAAGGGGTATGTGTGAACGATTCCAGTCTTGTCTTCGCCTCGATACACCAATTTTCCGTTGAGCATTACATGGAGATCAACAAAATCCCTGTTTACTTCCATTATCTCCATGTCGGGAATATCTTTGGTCTCCTCGGGGGTTCCACTCGATTCTTTCAGCCTTTTAAAGCGTTTTATGCCAATTTGGAGTTTATCGACCTCATCTTTGGGTAAATCTGTGATGTCCCGGTAGAATCCTGAGTCCTTATCGACCAGCATCCGCCTTTTCTTGGTGCATCGCTTATAGTATTGGTCGTAGGCCATGAGGTTGCGATTGCGGCTGAGCGTCGTGAAGTTGGGGTGGTAGCTTAAAAACTTGTCGTCGCGGAAGGCATTTTGGATGTCATCTATCTCTTTCGGGTCTACAAAGGGGATGAGCTGCTTGATCATCGTCCTGTCCAGCAAGTCTCTTGTGATCGCAAAGGCTGCGTCGCTTAAGTCTATCCTTTCGAACGTTGGATCGAGGTAAAAGCTGTTAAAGGTACGCTTAAAAAACTTGATATCGCCATTTACAAAGTCGTTGCTATAGTCCATGTAAATGCCGCAAAGAGATATTCCGGACTTAAAAGACTCGTCTGCCGCGTCTAATAGCGTGTTGTAGCCATCTCCTTTGTCCCAAATATAGTAAGAAAGGGTTGTGAAGTCGTCGGCCGTCTGTACGTCGCTTCCCTCTACAGGCTCGATCACTACAGAGGCTAAATTGTCCCTAAGATAGCCTGAAAAGAACTGCAAAGGGCGCCTGATAATGTTCATCTCAAGCGGCTCTCTGCCCTCTTTGGATAGTTCTTGCCTTTCTCTATCGCTCCAAGTCCATCCGCTAGCAGCTAGAGTAAAAACCTGGGCATTAGATACAAAAGGCGACCAATAATCGTGGCAATAACGGTAATTTTCTTGGAATTCCGACCATGTTTCTGCATCTGACAGCATTCGATTAAACCAAATAGTTTAATCTTTGCATAACAGTGGAGAAAATTTAACTCAACACGAAATTCTTAAGCTATTTTCGGTAAATGTCTTTTCTATCGTCAATTTCAATAACTAAAATAACAAGGATAGAGTCTACAATCTTAAAAATTATCCTGTAATCTCCCTGCCTTATTCGGTAAAAAACTCCAATTTTACCTTTGAGTTTTTCTATCTTCTTCTCGCGAGGATTTTCCTTTAAGGTATTGATTCTATCTACGATTTTTCCAGCGGCATACTTGTCTATAGATTTTAAAAATTCAGACGCTCTTTTTTCGTACTCGATACTATACATCAGAGCTGTCTCCGTGAATCATCTCCCACATCTCGTCTGACGAATAAAGTCTTGATTCACTCCCATCCTTATATCTAACAAAGCGAATACCGTCTTTTTCAAAAAAATATTCCTCTTCTTTTAGAACTTCTTTTTTCTCTGATAATAATCTTTCTACATCCCATTTAGATTCATAATCGTCTATCATTTTGTTTACAGCATCTAAAATAAATTGTTTTACTGTAATGCCTAGCCTTTTAGAACAAAGCTTAATAAAAAGAAACTCATCGTCAGGCACTTCACATACTATTCTGCTCATAAATACTCCTAAAATGTACATTTTACCACAAAATGTACATAATGCAAGACTAAATCTTAAATGGCCTTTGAGCTACAGCCTGCTTGTGCTTTTCCCAAGCCCCAATCGTCGTTCCGCAAACCTCGATGTGCGTTACGGCCTGCATGGCGTACTGGAAGCTATCGGCATAGTCAGAGGCTGGGTTGTGAAGTGGCGTGTCAAGCCACATGCCGCTCTTCTCGCTCCAAGTCTTTTGGTACTTGGCGAGCTGCTCTAGGAGGGGCTTAACTCTTTGGATGTTGAAAACGCATCGGTCGAATTTGGCCTTAGCGTTAGAAATGAGCAGTTGTTTCTCTGTCTTTTTTAAAACTAGAATCTTTGTATGGGTCTCATCAAAAAACTTCCTCATGTCGCGTTCGTAAGTGTTTTCAACTCTCACACCATCCCTGGTTTTAGCGTCATGAGGAAGAAAGATCGTTTTAATCCTATAGTGGCACTTATTGTTTCTAATGAAGGCTGCGTAAAAGTCAGCCCCTTTGTCTTTATCTGCATAGAAATCGATGACCCTGATCTCTCCGTGTACGTGCTGGAAGAAGATCATGACCGTTGCGTCGTTGACCCCCAAGTCCATTGCCACATATACAGGCTCCATAGAGTCGAAAGGATTCGAGCTAAGCACTCGGTTCTCATGATATGCTTTCTCGATGCATCTCTGGAAATAAAAGGCATCAGAAGAGGCCAGAAGCGATTCTGTGGCTGTAGAGGGAAACTCTTGCTTAACCTTCTCGCCTAAAATCTTCGCTTGATGGACGTACCAGTTCTTTTGGCCTTTAGTAAGGACTATCTTATTCTTATCCTCAAGCTTCTCAAAGTACTCGACCATATCGATGTCATACTCAATATCGTGGTCAAGCGTGTAGCCGTTCTCTCGATACCAAGGAAAGAAGAAGAGCTTGTATTCCATTGTGCTTAAGTTCTCGTCGCCCCTCTCTACGCAAGAAGCGATCATGTCAGCAAAAAAGCCAGAATTGCCCTCGGCGGTACTCTCGATAATAACCGTTCCGTTAACAGGAACCGTCTGAAGCGTTCCGGTCACAACCTCTTCTGCTTTTAGAGGATTCCGGGAGCAAGTTTTCCCAAACTCGCTGACTAGAACGTATTGATACGCTCCTCCCCTCAAAGTCGTGTCTACCCTTAAAAAGCTTCCGTTATGGAACGAAATCTCCCTAGCGGATCTATAGTTAATGCGGCAGTATTGCTCTTTGATCGCTGGGGGTAGACTATCAATAGCTGTCCCAATAATCCTTTTGAAGATGTGCTGGGCGTGTTCTAAGCTATAACTAACGATCCCCGCTGCGCTGTTATCCTTGAAAAGGATTGAGTCCAAAAGGTACAAAACAGCAAACGTTGACATTCCGAGCTGCCGGGCTTTTAAGATAACGTTCCTTGAATGAAGCCCGGAGTACACATCCCTTTGCACTCCGTTCATCCTAAAAGGAACGCAATTGCCGTTCTTGTCTATAATACTGTAAAGATTGCTCAGCCTCCACTCCTGATCGGCCATCAACCTTAAGTACCTCTTAGCCTCTTCATTCAGGCTTAGCATCAGACTTTCTCTTCTTTAATTCCTCTAAAAGCCCTCTATATTCAACCTCGACGCTGTCTGCGTAGTCTTTTACGTCCGAAGAAAAGTCCTCGTAGCTAAGTCCTCCGTATGCGCATAGCAAAAGAACCATTCTAAGACAAGACACGTGCGCTGCAAAATAAGCGTCCTTAGCAGATACACCTTCACCAGTCATCTCCTTGAGACATTCATTGACCCGGTCTAATATCCTGTTACCACAAGAATTTATAAGCTCGCTCGTTTCTTCTTTACTCATCCTCTCCATCCTCTTCTTCGTCTCTTTTATATGCCTCTAGCGTCTCATTATAATTCTCCTTGCCACTATCAATCGTTTTAACAATATAACTTTTGTGTACTTCAAACTCAACCCCGCAAGCAGCCCCCAACTACGAAGCTAACTCCACATAGCAAAAGACGCATAAAGAAGCAGTCTCATCCAATGGAACCCCCCTGTTACTCTCCCTAATCATATACTCCGCTGATACAGCCTTCAGCCTATCACACAACT